ATCGAAAAGATCGGGCCTAGCACTCTGAAGGAGAAGATCCTAGACACCGCGATAAACGATAGATACATCACGAAAGTGATTCAACCGCTTTTTATAGCGGGTGAGGTTCTATGAAGGTTTTAAACGGGGATAAACCAAACTTCCAAATCCCTAAGCAACCCAAAGTCAAGATAAAGCCAGCGCCACCAGACCAGCGTCAAATCGCGGTGATGCCATTGAGAGCATTGAAAGATAGGAGCCTGGACAATGGGGCCATCAGAGTTCTTGGATTGCTCTGTAGTTATTGCAACAGGGCTGGAATTACTTGGGTTGGGCAAGATAGGTTGGCCAGAGATCTCGGAGTCACTCGGCCAGCAATCACTCGCCAACTCATAGCATTAAGAAAAAAGAATTATATAAAAACGATTGTGCAAGGCGGCAAGAATAGCCACACCAGTACAACGAGAGTGATATTCAATGAAGATATCGGAACGGATGACGCGATGGCGATGGTGTCCGATGAGAGTAGAAGTCCACAGATGATAGAAGAGGAGCAACAAAGCATGAGTACAGTACCGCCAAAAGCCACCAGAACGGCTCGTAAGACGATTAAATTACCAGTTAAGGCTGAGGCCTTAGAAGTGATTAAGAAAGCCTCTGGGAATGCTTTAGTAACGCATAACAATGTCGAGAACATAGTCCAATCGGTATATAGGAATGTGTTTTTAAAAGAAAAAGTAATAAATGATTTAGATTTAAAAGGATTTGAAATAATAGCAATGTGTCAGATTCGTGAGCAGATGCTCAGTCGCGACCTTGAGATATGGCTGAAGGCGAGGCCAACAGAACCACAGAGCATTGTTGACTTTGCCAGGGCGCTGATGGATGAGAACTGCACAGGATTGTAGGTAGATAAAGGGTTGTAACAAACCCAAATGGTCGTATGGAATTGCAACGGGGGTACAGGGGTGGTGTCTGACGCAGAAAGCAAGGTGGTCTCGCACATAGCGCCAGAGGTCGATTCCAGCAAGGCGGCATACCCTCCCCCCCTATGCGCCACTATGGTGGGGGTGTACCACTCAATTTTTCCCAGGTATTTTCAAAAAAGGAGTTAAACATGGAAAACACAGAGAAGTTACAAAAAGAACTGCATAGCGCTACATTGACTATGCTTAGACAGGGTTTTACCCTACAAGCCGTAGTTCATGCTTTAATCGTGGAGTCCGAGCGATTAAGCGAATGCGCGGCAGTAGTACAAGCAGTTAATGAATCGAATTTTCAACCATAGATAGGGATAAACAATGGCATACGATAAGCCTTTTGAGATTAAACCAGGCAACTTTCAGTTGTTTAAGAACACCAAGAAGGTAGATCAGAAACACGCAGACTGGACAGGCACGATTAAGTTGCCGGATGGGCGCGAGTATTGGTTCAATATGTATAACAAAGAAGGTGCTAAGGGAGCCTATTTTTCTGGATATATTGGGAAAGAAAAACAACAGTTAAATGCCCCGGCATCGTTTAACTCTTTTGCGCCATCAGTTCCGATCGGTTGGCCAGAGAACTATGTTCAACCCGATCCATTAAATGATGACATCCCATTTTAATGGCTAGTACTAGGCCAAAAGCTAAGGTAGCAAGCCAGATTCCATCCCTACAAAACTGGGGTGGGATTCGGTCTATCCAGAAGAGGCTAGAGAGGTCAGCCACTATCACAGAGAATCGTGAGGCGGTGGCCTACTCTTTGCTTTGCATGGCTAATACAAAGATTACAGACATCATGGAGTGGGACGATGAGGGCCAGGTCAAGGTTAAAGCGTCCAAGGACATTCCAGAACACGCCCTACAAGCCATCAAATCGATCAAGGTGAACAAGGATGGCAACCTGGAATTAGAGTTGTACGATAAGGTCGGCGTATTGCGTCTACTAGCCAAGGCATCAGGCCTCCTAGACAACCCAGACGAGTCAGATAAGCCATCAGTTATCGGCATCAACATCAGGCCACCAGATGTCCAAGATGTAGAAGTTGAATAAAAAACAACAATAGCTATTGCTTTTTATTTTGTAGTCATTAATATCGGGGTTGAGCGATATCGCTCTTAACCTGGAGAACAATGTGACTACATTTACCACCGATGACCGCAAAAAGGCCCAACAGATGCCAACAGTTATTGTTGACTCTGGGGCCAGCTATGAAGAGCCTATCCCGTTTGCTGGCATAGTTGAGATTGATCCTGATTGGGAACAGGAAGATGTCTTGCTTGATGACATTACAAATCCAAGAATGAATCATATCGGTGAGAGATGGAGCGAGTCCTCATGAATGATCCAGTAAACCATCCAAAACACTACACCAACCACCCGTCTGGGGTGGAATGCATACAAATCACAGAGCATATGGGTTTTTGCCTTGGTAACGCCGTTAAGTACATTTGGCGTGCTGACGAAAAACACGATGCTATCGAGGATTTGCGTAAGGCTAAATGGTATATCGAGCGCGAAATAGCTAAGAGGATCAAATGAAAATTGAATGGAATAAGGGGTATGAAAAAGGCTATGCAGATGCGCTAGAAACGCTAAACCTAACAGATGAGGAAATAGAAGAAGTAATCAATCGAACTTACTAGGTTGGCACAGAGGATGAGATTAGAGTAAAGATTGCTAGAGCAATACTAAGAAAGGCACAAGAGAAATGATTACTTTATTTGTAATTGGGTATTTTATATACATAGGTATTGGTTTTACTGGGCTTACATATTTAGCTGATAAATATTTGAATGACAACAAGGTATGTGTTACTTGTATTCTTTACTTGTCATTGTTGGTTTGGGGGTTCTTGCCATTTACTTTAATGTTCGACTTTAGATAAGAAAGGCACAAGAGAAATGAAAATACTTAAATGGTCTGGAACCACACTATGTTTGATAGGAATTGCGCTTACCAGTTTTAATGTTTACCCACTTAATATTTTAATTGGCTTTGTTGGCTCTTTGTTATGGGCGTTGGCTGGCTATATGCAAGATGATTTGCCATTATTGGTAGTTGAGTTGGTAGCTACAGTCATTTACTTTTGCGGCATCGCAACCTATGTGTTAGCGGCGCTAAGGCTATGGGGAATCCTGTGAGAAAACTACTATTCGGTGCATTATTTTGTGTAGTATTTTTCACAAATTCCTACGCACAAGTAACCTTTATGACTGATGGCCTGGGGATGCCGGTAGGCATAGTGCAGACTATTGCGAATATGAACTACTACTCAACTGCACGCGGTATGCCTGTGGCTGTAGAAACTAAGAAGGGTAATACTTCTTTCTATTCTGATGGCTTACTAAAGCCAATAGGCACATCATACACACCGACAAATCCAAATCCATTGGACTCTGCGTTTGCCCAGCCTGGAATGTTTACCTCTATCTGGGATAAATAAATGTGCATGAATTTTCAATAAATTTATACATATGGGTATCAATGTATATACATTGTTTATACCTATAGGTTACAACTCTAATGGGTCTAGGCCAATCTCTTTTCCAACCAAAGAACACCGAGTTCGAAACTCTTTTCCATGATGCAACCACTTATCGCCTTTTTGCTTGTGAAAGCTACAATGGATCATTTCGTGGCAAAGTGTAGCTAATAGAGTTGAGAAAAACGCACACCTAGCAGATGAAATTGTTATTGTGTGTTCATAACTGTCATCACCACTATCTAGCAAATAGCTACCCATCAACTCTGGATCGTGTAGGATTTGGAAATCCACCTCTTCTGGCAATGGCATAGGCCACTTAGTGAATGGGTAAGTCACTATAAGGCTAGAGTAAAGATGGCGCACAGCCTGTGGCGTGATCCTCATATTTTATTGATGCATCCTCTAAACTCAAACTCATCTTCTCCGCAGACTTGGATTAGTTCTGGCAACATCAGGCGGCCGCGCTCAAAAGACAGTAGCGCAAACCCTGAGCGCCAATCTTTTGGGTTGTCCTCGGTATAGTGTACGAATTGCTCTGAGTCTGGATCGGCTAGAGTTCCGGTCTGAACCCCATATCGCGTGCCATTATAGTCAGTCACCGGTTGAACGGCGAGATTATGCGTATGGCCAGTAATGATATTCGTACCGCTCGCAACCGAGTTGGCCCTACCAGCCCCGAATCCACCCTTAAACCGGTGCTTGATTACAGTATCTGAGTTAACCCAATAAGACCAACATGGTTTCCACATAGGAAAGTGGTCTTTTAATGTCATTCCTTTAACGCCCTCATACTGCGGAGCCTGTGCCGCTAAGAATGTTTCAAAGCGTGCGTCATGGTTTCCTAGAGTCCAGATTAACTCTGCGCCTTTAGATACTTTTTCAATGCCGCCCATGAACTCCTGGCACGCCTCTAACTCTTCTTTGACTGATGGGGTTTGAGACCAGCCTATCCTTGGGTGCCGGGATGCCTGGGATCCGTCAAATACATCCCCATTTGCAATCACAACCTTTGGCTTAAATTCTTTGATAATCATCAATAGCGCTCGATAAGCGGTAGTGTAATCATCTGGCCAGAAGTGAGCGTCTGAAAATACGACTACTCGTCCCTTTTCCATCTCAATGCCACGCCTAGCATTGCCTGGAGTTTGCTCAATTCTTTTTATAACTGTTTCTTGTCTTTGGCTATTAAATGTTTCTAACTTTATTCCAAGTCTGCATTCAATTGATCTGCGCCGATTCATTACAGACCTAGTATTCTGCCTATGTTTTTGTGCAAACAAACTAGGACTGCCCAATTTATTCCACTCTTCTATAAATTGTTCATCTGTAAGATGATATCCTGACATATTTTCTTTCAAATATTTTGCATATTGCTGTTTATACAGTATATTTACGAAAATATCACTAAAAAGGTAATCAATGGCTAGGACTAAAGAATCAAGTTCTAAAGCGTTACCAGACTCAGGGCTAAATTTAGACTTCTCTAAAAGCCCAGAAGTATATAAATTTCTGACAAGTAACGCATTTGTGCGCGGAATGATGGGGCCAGTAGGCTCCGGCAAGTCATATGCTTGCGCCGCCGAGGTATTCATCAGGGCAATTCAACAAAAGCCTAGCCCTATCGATGGCATCCGATATAGCCGTTTTGTTATTGTACGAAACTCGTACCCAGAACTAAAGACTACCACAATCAAGACCTGGTTAGACCTATTTCCAGAGAATACCTTTGGGCCAATGCTCCATACCCCACCGATTACACACCATATCCGGCTACCCAGTCGCGATGGTGCGGCCGGGATAGATTGCGAAGTTATCTTTTTAGCGTTAGATCAGCCAAAAGATGTGCGAAAACTACTCTCTTTGGAGTTGACGGGCGCATGGGTTAACGAGGCGCGTGAGTTGCCCAAGGCCGTCATCGATGGGTTGACTCACCGGGTAGGACGATATCCCACCAAGCGCGATGGTGGGGCGTCCTGGCATGGTATCTGGATGGATACCAACCCGATGGACGATGACCATTGGTGGTATCGAATGGCTGAGAAAGAAAAGATGACGGGCGCGTATGCCTGGAAGTTCTTTAAACAACCTGGTGGCGTTATTGAAATTACAAAAGATGAGTTGCCGGAGAACCCAGAGGCCAACGATTGTATCTTTGCATCTGGTAAATGGTGGCAATTAAACAACAAAGCTGAGAATGTGGCAAACCTACCAGCTGGCTACTATCAACAGATGCTGTTAGGTAAAAATCTAGATTGGATCAGGTGCTATGCCGAAGGCAAATATACCTATGTGCAAGAGGGTAAGTCGGTTTGGCCGGAGTATGACGATAATATTATGTCTGGTGATGTCGAGTTAGACCCATCTGTACCATTACAAATAGGATTAGACTTTGGTTTAACCCCAGCGGCGGTTATTGGCCAGCGCTTACCGAATGGAAGGTGGGTAATCCTTGATGAGATTGTTACTTTTGATATGGGTTTGGAGCGTTTTGGTCATCAACTCGTGTCCGAAATCAACGCAAGATACCCAAATATGCAAGTTCTTGTATGGGGTGACCCAGCCGGTATGGCCAGAGATGCAATCTATGAGGTTACCGCCTTTGACTTTCTTAAGACACTAGGCCTCAAAGCCCAGCCAACGCCATCTAATGACTTTAAGGTGCGCCGAGAGTCAGCGGCCGCTCCCATGCAAAGGCTTATTAACGGCAAACCAGGGCTAATCGTTGACACAAAATGCAAATTATTGCGTAAATCATTGGCTGGTGGATATCACTTTAAGCGTATATCAGTCGGATCAGGGCAAGAGCGCTTTAGAGATGCGCCAAACAAGAATGAACACTCCCATGTGGGCGATGCCTTTGGGTATCTATTGCTAGGTGGTGGGGAATACAAGCGCATGACCAGAGGTAATCTAGGGGCATCCAAGACTTTTATAGCCCAAACTGTAGCCAACAGCGAATTTGATATATTTGGATAATGAAGATATCTATTCCATACGAACTTCTTAATGAGCAAATGCATCAGCGCAAAGGTTTATTTACTTTGCCATTTGTTATCGACCACTTTGACCAGATGGATGTTGACCAGCCAGAATTATTGGCAGTATCTAGAGGCTATGGCATCCGCGCAATGGTTGCCAGCCAGGCAGAACTCGGTACGGCTATTACTATTTTCTATCATGGTAAACCCGTAGCAGTTGTTGGAGTCATATTGTTTTGGGGTGGAGTTGGTGAGATGTGGGCTTTGTTTGATAATCAAGCCAGAAATATGCCAGCCACAATGGTTAAATGCGCTTTATCATTTATCGATATCGCTATGAGATATCTACACTTGCATAGATTACAAATAACAGTTAGAACTGATGACAGTCGTGCTATTCGTTATGCAAAGGCCTTGTATTTTGAAACCGAATGTGTAATGAAAAAGTATGGCCCAGACAAAGTTGATTCTTACTTAATGACGAGGTTATAAATGGGTGGATTATTTGGCGGTAAGCCTGACACTAGCGGAGCAGAGCGCGCCGCCGCTGAGACTAAGGCTCAGACAGAGGCAATGCAAAAACAAGCGGCAGACGAAAAGCGTCTATTAGCAGAACAGAATGCGGCACGCCAGAAGGCGCGATTGCGTGGTGGTAGCCGGATGCTATTGTCCGATACTCGTTTAACTCCAGAGACGGGCGTACAAACCCTTGGCTCTGACAAAACAGGAGTAATGTAATCATGGGTGGAATCGCATCATCAGTAGGAAAGATAGTTGGTCTTGCACCAAAACCTCCAGGCGTTCAAAATGTTATTGATGCAAATGCAACAAAACCACAAACACAAACAGTATCAAGGTCTCAAGAAGAGGATGCCGCCCGTATGCGTGCATCTCGCCGCCGTGGCCGTCAGTTACTTTCTGATGCTCGCTTAAATCCAGAGGGTGGAACAGAGACTTTAGGTGGAGGATCTAATCTTGGATAAGATGAAAGATAAATTTCAAAAGAAAGTCGGCAAAGTAATGCGCGAGTATAAAGCTGGCGGTTTACATTCCGGCAAAGGTGGCCCAGTTGTTAAGAATCAAAAACAAGCTGTAGCTATTGCAATGAGCGAAGCAAAAGAAGCAACTAAAAAATAATGGAAGATTACACTAAAGGCAAATGTCCAGAGGTATTGACGGACAAAGAGATGAGCATTTTTAATCATCGAGTTTGCATTACTAAAGCAGATCTTGGGCCACCAAATCCTAAGATGCCAGAAGTAATGTTTTGGTTAATGAAGTCTGCTAAGTGGAATGTTAGTGAATGTGCCGCACGAGAAATGGTATGTGGCAATTGTGGTCACTATTGGAAAACTAAATTCATTGATGACTGCATGAAAGAATATGAGCAAGTTACTCCACCAGAGGTTGATCCAGCATGGGTTGATACTAATGAGTCTGGCGGCTACTGT